ATGGAACAAACTTCTTGCGGCTGTGTGGAAAATCGAAAACGAGCGCGGCTGTGTTGCCGACACTGTGCGCGGCGGGGGATAATCGCGCGGCTGAGTGCTGAACGACGCATTTTCAACAAAAGTGGAAGGTTAGAAAATGGCTGGTGTCAAGGGTCGCAGCGGTCGACCACCCGGCAGCGGGGGCAGACCGCCAGGAGTTCCCAACAAGGCGACGCGTGACGCGCGGCTCGCCATTGCTGCGTTCGTGGACAACAACGCTGACCGGATGCAGGAGTGGCTCGACAAGGTCGCGCAGGGCGTGCCCCGCGTGGACGGCGACGGCAACCCGCGCTACGACGACGAAGGCGAACCGATGTGGCTCGTCCCGCCCAACCCCGAAAAAGCGTTCGCCATGCTGCGTGACGTAGTCGAGTACCACGTGCCCAAGCTGGCGCGCAGCGAGATGACGGGGGCGAACGGCGGGCCAATCAGCGTTGCGGCCATCGACATGAAGGGGCTCAGCGACACTGAGCTGGAACAGATGCAGCGGCTGTTGTCGAAGGCGGCTCAGCCATGAGGCTCGACCGCACGCCGAGCGGGGCGCATCTCGAGATGATCGAGGACTGGCTGCGGCGTTGCGGGACGGTGCGTGAGACGCCAGACGGGTGGGTGGTGCAACTGTCGCCCGAGATGTTGCGCGACTACGCCGAGTGGGTTGCTGCGGCTCAGCGGGAAGCGATCGCCGCCACGCTGGAGCAGATGCCTGAGGGCACGCTCGCCAAGCATTGCGCCCACGTCATTCGACACATGAGGGCCGACCACTGATGAACGCGCCGCTCAGCCCCGTCGTCATGCTGGACATGGTGCGCCGCGAGCGTGAGCGCCGCGCGGCGTCGGCGAGCCTGTATGAGTTCGTGAAGCAGTCCTGGCACGTGGTCGAGCCCGGAGTGAACTTCATTGAGAGCTGGCACATTGAAGTGATCTGCGAACACTTGGAAGCGATCAGCGCGGGCGAGCTGCGCAAGCTGCTGATCAACATCCCGCCGCGACACTCCAAGTCCACGATCGTGTCGGTCATGTACCCGATGTGGGAGTGGCTGGTGCGGCCCGAGGAAAAGTACCTGTGCGCCAGCTACAGCGGCACGCTCTCCATCCGCGACAACCTGAAGGCGCGGCGGCTCGTGCAGTCGCCCTGGTACCAGGAGCGGTGGGGCCATCTGTTCGCGCTGGCCGGTGACCAGAACGCCAAGCAGCGCTTCGAGAACGACAAGACCGGCTACCGGCTCGCCACCTCTGTGGGCGGCACGGCGACCGGTGAGGGCGGCTCGCGCTTGTTGCTCGACGACCCGCATTCGGCTCAGGAGGCGCAGTCCGACGTGATGCGCGAGAGCGCGCTCGAGTGGTTCGACATGGTTTGGTCCACGCGACTGAACGACCCAAAGCGTGACGCCATGATCACCATCATGCAGCGGCTGCACGAGAAGGACATCTCCGGACACATCCTGGAGGACATTGGCGGGTGGGAACACTTGATGATCCCGGCCGAGTGGGACGGCGTGAAGCGTAAGACCGTGCTCGGCCCCTACGACCCGCGCAACAAGAAAGGCCAGCTGATATGCCCCGAGCGATTCGGCGAGAAAGAGATCACGGAGCTGAAGCAGCTGCTCGGCACGTACGGGACGGCGGGCCAGCTCCAGCAGGATCCGCAACCTGCCGAGGGCGGCATCCTGAAGACCAAGCACCTGCGGCTGTGGCCCCACGACCGCGCGTTGCCTCAATTCGAGTATGTCCTGCAGAGCTACGACTGCGCGTTCACTGAGAAGACGAGCGGCGACCCGACCGCATGCAGCGTGTACGCGATCTTCACGCACGAAGGCGCGCGGCAGGTGATGCTCATTGACGCGTGGGACGAGCACCTGACGTACCCCGAGCTGCGCACACGCGCGATCCGTGATTGGCAAACCGAGTACGGCGGCACGACCGTCAAGGACGGGCTGCGCACCGCGCGCCGCCCCGACCGCGTGCTCGTGGAAGCCAAGGCCAGCGGTCAGAGCCTGCTGCAAGACATGCGGCTCGCACGGGTGCCGGCCATCGGCTACAACCCCGGCAACGCCGACAAGGTGAGCCGCGCGCATCAGGCCGCGCCCACGTTGGAGCTCGGCATCATCTGGGTGCCTGAAAGTGGTAAGAATCCCGGACAGCCGGTGAGCTGGGTGTTGCCCTTCATCAAGCAGCTGGAGAAGTTCCCTGTGGCTGAGCACGATGATTACGTTGACACATTCACGCAAGCTGTTATCTTTTTGAAGAATGACGGTTGGTTCGAGCTGCCTCAGGCGCGCGACCCAGACGAACCCAAACAATGGAAACGCGAAAGGGTCAACCCGTATGCAGCCTAAGAAACCTGTGTGGGAGCGTTCACGCCCCAAAGATTTGCCTGAGCCCAAGGCACTGAGCAAGAAGCAAAAGTCGAGCGCCAAGGACATGGCCAAGAGCGCCGGGCGACCTTACCCGAACCTCGTCGACAACATGCGCGCGGCGCGCAAGACGTCTGGTCGTGGGAGGTAGCATGGTTGCCAAAGTCGACAAGAGCAAGATGGCTTGCAACAAGCCAAAGTCCACGCCCAGCCATCCGAAGAAGAGCCACATCGTCAAGGCGTGTGAGGACGGCGACGAGCGCATCATACGCTTCGGTCAGCAAGGCGTCAAGGGCTCGCCCGAAGGTTCGCCGCGCAACGATTCATTCAAGGCGCGCCACGCCAAGAACATCTCCAAAGGCAAGATGAGCGCGGCGTACTGGGCCAACAAAGTAAAGTGGTGAGGTCGCAATGGCAAACATCAACAAGCCCTTGAGCCAGATGACGTTTTCGCAAGCTGAAAATCTTGCCAGACAACGCAACCTGACACCCAGCAAATACGGCGCGACACTCGCAGGTACTTGGACGAATCAAGGTTTGGCAGACGCGTTGGGTGTGAGCATCGTGAAACCTTCCCGGTCTGTTTATTCGAGCGGCCAGAAGGTGCTCGCCACTCCCACAGCACTCAAGCCTCCACCGACGAGAGCGGACGTGTTGTCACAAGCACAATCTTTGGGCGACACGACTTATGGCATCACACAATCACCCTACAATGCTGCGACCGACGTCGCCAGGACAAGGTACTTGAATCAAGTCTTGCCGGGCAAGATGACGCCGTTGAAGGCGATGGCGCAAGGTGTCGGAGTGACCCCGGAAGAGCTGAATGCGGCTTACTTAGCCGGTCAACAAAAAGGACAACAACGAGACACGACCTGGACTCAAACAAAAGCGGAGCTCGACAGCCGTGGCGCACCGGATTGGTTCAAGGTTGCTAGCGCTTTGGCCGGAGCGCATATGGGCGCTCAGAATTTGGGCAGCAACATCATCTCAGACCCGGCGGTTCATTTGTCGGACGCGGCCAAGGTTGGTTTGTCGGCTTATTCAGGTTACAAGTCTCCAGAGAACATAAGCACAAAACAAATCCTCGACATTGCCCTCCCCATACCGACTTTGGCTGAAGGTGGCTTGGTCGGGTATGCTGGCGGCGGTCAGTATTCAGCCACAGGCATCCGACCCACCCCTGAGCAGCGTCCGGTGGTCGGTGCGTTGGCGCGCATGGTGCAAGGCGTCGACAAATTCGCGCGTGCGCCGTTTGGGTACACCAACCCACCCGTCGAAGCCATCTCTGACTTCTTGCGTGTGCCGGAACTTTATCGCACCATGGAGAACTATGCGTACGGTTCGCCGTTGGCTTCTGGCACTAGCCCGGTTTCACGGTACTTGCCGCGTTTGAGCGAGGACACAAAAGGGGCGATTGAAGCGTCGACGAACTTGATCCCGCTGGTTGGTCCAACCATGAGAGCCACCAAGGCCACCGCGCGCGCAGCAGCGCCCTACGCAGCGCAACAAGCCGTCAACTTGGTCGAGAAGTATGGTGTGGCACCAACAATGAATGTCATCAAGCCCAAAGGCGGCAATTGGTTGGCTGGGCACGTTGAGCGAGCATTGGAACCTTTGCGTCGCGACGAAGCTCCAATCTTGTCTGGCGACATCGTCAACCAAGCCGCTGGCCGGGACTTGTTCAGCGATTACCGCAAAGCCTACGAAAAAGATCCAACGGTCGGGCTGCATGATTGGATGCGCAAGACGCACCCAGATGTGTACGCCAATATCCAAAATCCCACAGACCGCGCCATCAACCGCTGGATCGACAACAAGCTCAACAAATACATCCGCAACGAGATGGCCACGCCGGAAGACCCGGTGCGTGCGTTGGCCGAGCGCGGCGTATTGCACGTGAATCCCAACGAACTCAATTACCGACTCAATGCTTATGGCAAATATCCGCAACCCGGCCAAGAGTTTATGGCTGCCAGTGAT